GGTACATCAGGCGTAAGTGGCACAAGCGGTGTGAATGGAACATCAGGTGTGAATGGAACTTCCGGTATAAATGGTGTAAACGGAACATCCGGTACTTCTGGATTTAATGGTGCACCTGGTAACCCTGGTTCATCTGGTACATCAGGTACAAGCGGTGTGAGTGGAACAAATGGAGTTAGTGGCACATCGGGTGTAAGTGGAACATCAGGTTCTTCAGGTACATCTGGACAATCTCAACAATACGCAACAACATCAACTACATCTATATCAATAGGTGCAGTTGGAAATAATAGAACAATAACGGTTGATGCTGGATTAGATTATACGGTAGGACAACCAATGGTATGTGCTTACGATGTGAGTAACTATATGGAAGGTATCGTAGTATCTTATAATGATATTACCGGTTCATTAACATTCCAAATTACTTTAGCAGTTGGTAGTGGAACATACGCAAGCTGGGTTGTAAACTTACAAGCAGCAACTGGACCTGCTGGTTCTTCTGGAACTTCAGGTACTTCATTCCTACCAACATATATTGGCAATGTAGATATTACAGGTTCAGTAAATGTATTAGGAAGCATTGGAGTACAAGTAGGTTCTGAATCGGGTTCAGTTGTGGACAATAGAAACGATACATTCCCATCAGTTCCTAGAATTGAGCACATTGTAACTCTAACTGAAGCAGAATACGCAGGTATAGCAGTACCTGATGTGAATACATTATACATCATATCAGGTTCAAACATAGTAGATACTACATTCCCTTATACAGGTAGTGCACAAATCACAGGTTCTTTAGGAGTAACTGGTTCAATCCAAAACAACGGATTCAATGTAATCAATAGTTCACAAACTGCATCAATGAGTGTAGCAAGTGCATCAGTTGCAATAAGTGCTTCATTTGCGCCAGATAGAACATTCCCTTATACTGGTTCAGCAATTGTATCTGGTTCAATAATCATAACTGGTTCAGCACAGGGTAATGTGGTAGCAGTATCGGTAGCAAGTAACACAGCATCAATTGATATGAACGCTGGTAACTTCTTTACGGTAACATTAGCAAATAGTGCAACAACACACTTTAATGTGACAAACTTAAACCCTGGTGAGAACGCAAACATATTTGTAACAACTGGTACTATATCATCCGCATCATTCAGTAGTAATGTTAAACAACCATCAGGTTCGTTTTACTTACCTTCGTCTGGTAGTGGTGTAACCGATGTATTATCATTAGTAGCATTGAATTCAACAAATGCATATATTGTAAACGCAAAAAGATTTATATAATGAGTATATTCGCATCTACCGCATTTTGGAATTTACAACCTGTAGCAGAAGGACCTGTTGGTCCTGTAACATTGGATTACTTAATAGTAGCCGGTGGTGGTGCTGGAGGTGGTGAACGAAGTGGTGGTGGTGGAGCTGGAGGATTACTTTCAGGTTCTTTCTCACCTTCTATTCAAGCATACACAATTACAATTGGAGCTGGTGGTCCTAATCCTGGCGCTGTACAAGATGGTGCTAGTGGTAATAATACAACTGCGCTTGGATTTACTGCAATAGGTGGTGGCGGTGGTGGAGCTTCCGTACCTGGTTCTACTGGAGCTAAGAGCGGAGGTTCTGGTGGTGGAGCTGGTGATTATGGTAATGGTGCATTAAGAACACAACCTGGTAGTGGTTCATTCGGACCTCCAATACAGGGTTACCCTGGTGGTAATGGATTGTATTTGGGTTCACCTCAAACTCTATCAGCTGGTGGTGGAGGTGGTGCATCAGCAACAGGTTCAGCTGCAGTAGCTGCTGTAAACTCAGGTGGTGCTGGTGGTGATGGTAAACAATCTTCTATCAGAGGAACATTAGTTTACTACGCAGGTGGTGGTGGCGGAGGCCGTTCATACCCTGGTAGTAATGTGAGAGCACCTGGTGGACAAGGTGGTGGTGGAGCTAGTGGTGTGGATTCTGCATCAGCAAACGCAGCAACAGGTAATGGAGTAGCAGGAACTGCTAACACCGGAGGTGGTGGAGGTGGTGCTTCGTGGGGAGGCAGTAGAGTTGGAGCAGGTGGAGGTTCTGGTATAGTAGTAATAAGATACTTAGCATCTTCAATGACAGCAACAGGTGGAACTGAAACTACCGATGGAGCATACAAAGTACACTCATTCACATCATCAGGAACATTTACTAGAACCGCATAAAATATATAATATGGCACACTTTGCAAGAATAGATGAAAGGGGTTATGTACAGGAAGTATTAGTAGTAGATAACTCACAGGAACATAGAGGACAAGAATTCCTAGCTAATGATTTAGGATTGGGAGGAACATGGATACAAACATCATATAATGGTAACTTCAGAAAGCAATTTGCTGGAATAGGTTATTGGTATGATGAAGCACTTGATATTTTTATTTCACCTAAACCATGTCCTAGTTGGATATTAAACCCTATAACATGGGATTGGGAAGCACCAATACCAAGACCCGATGAGTTATCTTATTGGGATGAAGAAACATTAAGTTGGAAAGAATTAATAAGATAAGATTATGTTTAGAATTAAAGCAGGTGGTAGAAATATAAATGCATCAGTAGGTAGTGGTAAGCAAGTTAATGCTTCAAGCAATGCACCTATATTTGTATCATTGAGTACAACTACTTCAACAACAACAATATTACCAACAACAACAACTACTTCAACTTCAACAACATCAACAACTACATTTCCATATCCTTGGATTTTAGCATCCGCTAAATGGAATGATTATGGAGTGTGGAAAGATGATTCAATTTGGATAGATTAAAATTAATATAATATGCCATTACAAACAGTAAATAACGGAGATAGTGGAGCAGTAGCTAGAGCAAAGATAAATGCGGCTATTGAAGCAATTAACGCAATGACTAGTACAACAACGACTAGTACATCTACAACAACTGCACCAACTACAACAAGTAGTACAACTACATCTACTTCTACTACTACTCAACCAACAACAACGAGCAGTACTACGAGTACTACGAGTACAACTACTCAACCAACAACTACAACAAGTAGTACAACTACTTCATCAACAAGTACAACTACGATGCCAACTGAATACAATTATATGATAACTAATTGTGCTGGTGGGTCATCTTATACAATAACAACAACTTACTTTTTAAGTTCAGCACAGGTTTATAAGTTCTTTGCACCAGGTGCACCTTATGATACAACTGCATGTTGGCAAGTAACACCTTCAGCAATGGGTGGTACAGTTTCAACTGTTCAGAATTCATATTCAACTTGTATTGAGTGTACATCTGGAACTACTACTTCAACAAGCAGTACTTCTACAACAACTTATACACCACCGCCAACAACTTCAACAACAACACTGCCATAAATTATGAGTGTAGTTTATTTAGGAAACCAATTAATAACAATAACCGAATTAGGAAATAACTTTGGAATACCGCAGCAGATGTATTTGCCACCATTAGGTATAGAATATATTTTGATAGCAGGTGGCGGTTCAGGTGGTAATCTTATTGGTGGAGGTGGTGGAGCTGGTGCTTATTTAACTGGTTCTTATACTGCTAGCTTTGGAACTACATTTAATTTAACAATTGGAGCAGGTGGTTCAGGTTCAAATGGTACTAATAGTACTTTAAGCACTGCATTATCATTAACTGCAATTGGTGGCGGTAAAGGTGGTGATGGAAATCAATCTGGATTTAATGGTGGTAATGGAGGAGGTGGTGGAGGCCTATATGGTGCATCTACTTTAATAAATTCAGGTGGATTATCTTTACAAAATTTATATGCTGGCGGTACAGGTAGTAACTTCCCTTTAGGTAAAACAGCAGCCGGTGGTGGAGGTGGAGCTTCTCAAAGAGGATATGACCAAAATGATGTATTTGGTGGAGCAGGTGGAAATGGTATAACTTGGTTAGATGGATTAACATACGCTGGTGGCGGTGGTGGTGCTGGTTACTCTGGCGATGGAGGAACTGGTGGCGCTGGCGGAACTGGTGGTGGAGGAACTGGTACTACTGATACTCAATATGGTGGCAATGCAACTATAAACACTGGAGCCGGTGGTGGCGGTGGAGAATATGGTGGATTAGGAAGTAATGGTATAGCTAAATTTAGATACTCATCTTCATTAGCAGTATGTACAGGTGGATTAATTACTCAAGCAGGTGGCTATGTTTATCATACATTTATTTCAGGTAGTGGGTCATTATTATATAACGGAATACCAACTGCCGTACCAGGTACAGCTTCAGCAGCACAACAATTTATTGAAGCAACTGGTATTACAGGTTCTGCGGTAGGAGCTATAAATGTATTATATAGTAGTTTAGTAACTGCAAGTTTATTTGATAAGATGTATGCAATATATCCATTTGTAGGAGCTAATTCAACTGCACATTCTTATAACTTAGTAAATACAGGTTCATATCAATTAGGATTTAATGGAACTTGGGTACATAACTCAAATGGGGTTACTTCAAATGGTACTAATGCATGGGCTACTACACAATTTACTCCTAGTAGTAAATCTGATTGGGGAGTAAGTTCTTCAATGCACATATATAGTAGAACAGATGCAGCTAGTGGATGTGATATGGGTAGTTATGTATTTGGAAATAAACAATCAATATTATTTGCTAAATACACAACCGGTAATGCATTTGTATATAATGTAAGTGGAAATGGTAGTTCAATTGCAATGCCAAATTCAACTGGATTATTTAGTGGAAACATATATGGAACTCCTTCAGGAAGCAGTGGTCTTTATAAAAATGGTACTAAGCTTGTTGGATTTACAGGTAGTGGTGGAGACCCAATATCTTCAGTTCCATTATATTTGGCAGCAAATAGTTCAAACTTTAATCCTGAACTATTATCCGCTAGAAACTACGCATTAGCAGCAATTGGTAAAGGTTTAACTCAAACTGAAGTTGCAACATTATATACGATAGTTCAAAGCTTTGAAACTACTATGAGTAGACAAGTTTAATCACTATAAATCAAAACAAAATTGTTAAATAATAAAATAGAAATATTATGAAATTAGAAACTCAAAATTCGTACATATCAAACCCACAATTTACAGGCGGTGTGAGTGTAGCTCCAATATCTGGTTCTACATTTGATTCTGCTTCAGCAAATAATCCTCAATTTGGATTTGTAGCTGGTGGATTGTATGTTGGTGGACAAGGTAACTTAGTTGTTAAAACTTGGGATAGTTCAGTATTAACATTTGTATCAGCAAGTGGATTTATACCTGGTATTGTTTGTGCAGTATCTGCATCTGGAACAGCAACTAACATTGTAGCATTAAAATAATATAGATGTTAAATCTAAACTTAAATATTGTTGGAGCTGGACAGCGTAGTAATATTGGAGCAGGACCTGATGTAGGACCTACTACAACTACTACTACAACTACTACGTCTACAACAACGACTAGTACAACAACTTCAACAACAACAACTGCAGGACCTATATCGGTTAGAACTGACCCGTATTCAGCATCATTACAATTGGCATTGCCATTTAGCTTCTTCCCATCATTGGGTATGACAGAATATAATGAGGATATATCGCAGATAATCAGAGGAACTGGAACTGGATATGGTGTTCAGTCAACTCAGGTTATTGGTGTAAATTCATTTGTAACTGCTTCTAATACAAATCCAACTCCTAAGTGGGTATCTAATAATTACTCATCTAGTATTAAAGTTTCTGGAAATGCATACGGACTGGTAAACCCATCAGCTTCAATTGCATATAACAACTTAAATAGCTCAAGCTTCACAATTGAAAGTTGGGTTAATTCAACAGGTTGGAATTCTATTAATGGTGCAGTTGAGATTTATAGAGCATATAGTGGTGGACCTTTATTGTTTACAATGCAATCAACACCAGCATCAGGTTCTAATCCTCAATTAGAAACAATTCTTATTAGAAATGATGGAAGTGAATTTATATATGTAGCAAATCCTTACTTACTACAAACAGGCAGTTGGTATCACACTGCGGTTGTAAGAGATGTTAATGATTATAATATGTTGTTAAATGGTGAGGTAATAATGGATTTCCAAAACTCAGCAATATTGAGAAATAACCAATCTCCTAAGATGTTAGGTTCTGAATGGGATACAACACCGGTTGTTCCTTTGACCGCATCATTCCAAGACTTTAGAATATACAAAGGTGTAGCTAAATATCCATTCCAACCTTCAGGTTCAACATATACTACTCCGTTGAGTATGATATTATAAAAAATATATTATGAAAAAATACGCATGTTTAGATAACACAAATAGTGTAACACAAATAGCAGAATTGAATATAATAGGTGGTGAAAGAATAGATGGAGTAGCAGCATACATTCAGGTAACTGATGTAGAAGGTACGCCAGGTATATTCCCAATTCCATCAGTAGGACAAGTATGGGATGGAATAAATTTAACATTTAACTAAAAATAACTACAAACAACGATAAAGTTGTTAAATAACTAAATACAATTAATATGAACGCAAAACAAGTATTAAGTAAAATCATATCAGCACTTTCTGCAGAGAAGGAAGTTGTTAATTTTACATACGCTAAGACAGCAGATGGTACAATATTAGAATCTCCTACCTTTGATTTAGGTGAGGATGTTGAAGTTGTAGCAGAGGATGGAAAAACTCCAGCACCAGATGGTGAGCATGAAATTGCTTTGAAAGATTCAGAGGGTAAGGAAGTTGTAATTCGCATTGAAACTAAAGACGGTAAGATTACTGAAAGAGAGAATGTTGAAGAAGCAAACCCTGAAGTACCTGAAGAAGAAGCTATGGCATCTATCGCAGGTGAAGATATTGGTGGAGAAGAAGGTGGTGATGCAGCAGATGCTGAAGTAGAACCATTGACTGAAGATATGAGTAAGATGGTTGAGAAACTACAATACCGTATTGAGGAGATGGAAAAGAAAATGGCATCTTTTGAAGAAGCTATGAAACCAGCTGAAGATAAAAAAGAAGCTGATATTAAAATGGAAGAAGAAGACCTTCCTAAATTAGATGGTGCACCGGTAGATGAATCTCCAGTAGCTAAATCTCAAAAAGAAAATAAATTTGGTAAGAAGATTGTAAATTCACAAAATACTTTCTTATCAAAATTATATAAATAATTAAACAATTAAAAAAAAGATTGACATGAGAAAAAATCAAAACTTTGCTCAGCCGGTAATTACTACAACTTACGCAGGTGAGTTCGCAGGTAAGTATATAGCTGCAGCTTTGTTATCAGCTAGAACGCTTGATAACAAATACATCACAATCATGCCAAACGTTAAATTCAAATCAGTAATCCAAAAGCTTGCTGTTGATTCTATCGTTAATGATGCATCTTGTGATTTCACAACTTCTGGTACTGTAGCTCTTACTGAAAGAATCTTAGAACCAAAAGAATTACAAGTAAACTTACAATTATGTAAGCAAGAATTCGTAGATAGCTGGGAAGCTTTACAATTGGGCTATAGCGCATTTGATTCTATCCCTGCATCATTTACTGATTTCTTAATCTCTTACGTTGGTGGTAAAGTTGCTGAAGCAACTGAAATCTCTATCTGGCAAGGTAACAGCGCAACAAACGGACAATTCTCTGGTTTGTATAACGCATTATCTTCATCAGTAGTAGCTGGTGGTGTAAACGCTCCTGTAACAGCTTCTGTTTCTGGTTCTATTACATCAGCAAACGTGTTAAGTGCATTAGATTCACTTTACAACGCAATCCCTCAGACTGTGTATGGTAAGGAAGATTTAACTATCTACATCCCTACTAACGTAGCTAAGGCTTACCAGCAGGCACTTTCAGGTGGTACTGCAGGCGCTAATGGTTGGAACAACCAAATGAACGTAGGTGAGAAGCCGATGAACTTCCAAGGAGTTGAATTGGCATTATGTCCTGGTCTTGCATCTTCTGCAATGGTAGCAGCACAAAAATCAAACTTATTCTTCGGAACTGGATTGATGAGTGATTACAACCAAGTAAAAGTGTTAGACATGGAAGACTTAGATGGTTCTCAAAACTTTAGAATCATTATGAGATACACTGCTGATACTGAATATGGTATCGGTAATGACATCGCTATTTACAAAAACTATTAATATTTGAGTAAGTAATAGGGAGATTAACCATATCTCCCTTTACTCATAATAGTTTCAGAACAAATTAAAAACTAAAACTTAATCAACATGGCTTGTAATTTAACAGCAGGACGTAACGAAGTTTGTAAGGAATCAGTAGGTGGGATAGCTGGAGTTTATTTTGTAAACTTCACATCTTCTCTTGCTAACGCAACAAATGGTGAAAGTGATGATTTAATTGAATCATTACCAGCAGGCCTTACAGCTTACTACTACGAACTTAAAGGAACAAGTGCATATACTGAAACTGTGAACTCATCAAGAGAAAATGGTACTACATTCTTCAACCAAGAATTAGTATTAAACTTGAAGAAGTTGACAAATGAGATGACTACTCAATTAAAGTTAATGGCTTATGGAAGACCTCAAATCTTTATCCACACTATGAATGGTGATACATTATTAGTAGGACAAAGAGAGGGAGCAGATGTAACAGCGGGAACGCTACAAACTGGAGCAGCATTGGGTGACCTTTATGGTTATTCAGTAACCTTCACTGGTATGGAGAAATTCCCAGCATCATTTATCTCAGGTTCAACATTCGGTAACCCATTCGGTGCAGTTACTAATCCGCCTACAATTGTAAACGGAACTAACTAATCGGTATATCACTAAAAATATTAAAGGGAGACTAAGTTCTCCCTTTTTTTATGCATCTTCACTATTTTATTAGTAATGATTGTTAAATGTATAGATAAAAACAATATAAAGACAACATAATGCTAGCTTATTACATTTCAGGAAGCAATTATTATACTTTTAGAACACAACCAACAGGTTCATCATCACTTACATTACAATTGCAGGATATGTTGACATTGGTTAATACATCTGCATCTATATCTCCTTATACATACGATGCTTATGAGAGTAAATTGAATTGGACTGCATCTTTACCATCAGCATCAGTTGGTGACCAGTATAGAGCATATATAACTGATGGAACATCCTCTATTTGGAATGGTTCTATTTCAGTATTTGCATCTCAATCAGTAGATAAACCTGAATACATAGCACAATTAGGTGTTGAGGAGAGATACATAAGCAACATAACAGAGAACGAATACATAATAATGGACTAATATGAAACAAAATCAGAATTTTTCGGTTGTAAACCTATCACAGCAAGAGATACCTATCGTAATTGAAGATACAAAAACACGCTACCAATGGGTGCCTGTTGGTATTATAGGGCCTGATGATTACTTCCAAAACATAACGGATAGTTACACAACCTCAACAACTCATGCAGCTTGTATTGAGGGTATAGCAGATTTAATATTCGGTAAAGGATTGTACTCTAAGAGTGAAGGATTCCAAACGGTATTAGATAAATTGATACCGCAAGAAGAAATTAAAAGAGCTATCTTTGATTTGAAACTATATGGTAACGCTTCATTTCAGGTTTATTGGAATGATGAGCATACTAAGATTGTTAAATTCTATCATATTCCAGTTCAAACTATTCGTGCTGAAAAGATATACGATAATCCTAAGATAGAAAACTATTTCTATTGTGTAGATTGGGCAGACCAGAAAGCACAAAGAAACAAAAAGAAGATTCCTGCATTTGGTACATCAAATGAGAAGATGGAATTACTTTATATTAAGAACTATTCGCCAGGTAAATACTACTACTCAATTCCTGATTGGATGAGTGCATTACAATTTGCTTATGTAGAAGCTGAATTATCAAACTTACATCTTAATAACATTGAGAATGGATTTATGCCATTAGTAATGATTAATATGAACAATGGTATTCCAGCACCTGAAGAAAGACAAACAATAGAATCAATGATTGAATCTAAATTTACAGGCACTAGAAACGCTGGTAGATTTATGATTTCATTTAACGATGATGCTGAGAGAAGACCTACATTAGATACAATCAACATAGATAATTTGCATGACAAGTACAAATATGTTGCTGAGTATGCACAAGATAGAATCTTAGTTGGACATAGAATTACATCTCCATTGTTATTTGGTATCCGTACACAATCTAATGGTTTCAGTTCTCAATCAGAGGAAATGAAAACGGCTTATTCTATCTTACAAACGATGACAATTAATCCGTTCCAAAACTTAATCATTAACTTCTTAACAACTGCATTAAGTGAAGGTGGATGGGAAGATACTGAATTATACTTTGAGCAATTAACTCCATTGGCAATCCTTTCTGAAACTGCTGAAGAAACAGGTCAGACTGTTGAAGAAGTACAAGACGATATTAACGAAGAAGGTGAGAATCCAGCAGCAATAGAAGATGAAGGTGCAGTAGATTCAACAATAAACGATGAGAGAATTATGATGGGTACTCCTCAATTTGTTAAAACATATTCAAACTAAAAATTAAATACAATGGCATACGCTTTATTTGTAAGTAGAAACGATATTATTAAGAACTCACCATTACAGGGTTCAATTGATGCTGATAGATTATTACCTTTTGTAAGAACGGCACAAGACAAATACATGCTTAACTTGTTAGGTACTGTGTTGTTTTATTACTTACAGGGACATATTGAGAACAACACTGTGAGCACATTATCTCCTTATTATCAGGACTTAATCAATGACCACATCAAACCTACCTTAATATGGTACGCATGCGTTGAATACATCCCATTCTCTGGTATCCAATTCAAATCTGAAGGTGCGGTTAAGCATCAATCAGAACAGTCCGTAGCACCGGGTAAGAATGAGATTGATTACCTATTGCAGAAAGCATTGAATTCAGCAGATTTCTACGCAACTCGTTTACAAAACTATTTGATAGCTTATTCTAACCAAATACCACAATATCTTGAGAGTGTTGGTAACCTTACACAGGTTTACCCTGATTTCACTAATCAATACTTTGGCGGTATCCAATTATAAATTATATGGGATTAAATGTAGTTCAAAATACTGGTGTAAACTATTCGTTATATTATAACGCATTAGATTATTTCAAAACAATAATGGAAAACCATCCATCTATTGAGGCTGTCACACAGGGTGACATCTTTGAGATAGATACGGATGAATTCCCAGCTTACCCAATTGGTAATATCTTAATTAGTAATGCAAGATTTGAAGATTCACAAACAATCTACACTTGCCAACTTACAGTTGCTGATAAAACTAAATTGAAAAACAATGAATCAACAGGTCCTTATAATAAACAAACTATTCCATTCTTTGGTAAGGATGATGTAGTTGATATTCATGCAAACACATTAGCAATCCTTAACGATTTATTATCTTACACACAATATGCTGTGAATAACTTTGATATTGATGGTGGGATAGCTTGTGAAGCATTTGTAGATAGATTTGATAATGGATTAGCAGGATGGGTTGCTACATTTGATTTGGTAACACACAATGCTAGACCAAGATGTATGTATGATTTATATCCAGCCTAATGAAAGAATTTAGACAAGTTGCCGAATCGTTTAACACACTAGCTAAAACTTATATGATTAACAGGTCAAAGCCTGCATATAAGACCGGTAACTTATTTAATAAAGTTGGTTCTTATAATACACCTGATAGAATGCTTAGTTCTAAAAAGACTAAGGCAGGTAATAAGATTAAGATAGAAACTCCAAAGGTTTACATTACCTTAAATTATGCTCCGCCGGGTGCAGAATATGGTAAGTTTGTTGAAGATGGTACTGTCTATATGAAGAAAAGACCATTTGCTGAAGAAGCTGCAAATGACCCATTACTAAAAAGACAGATAGATAACGCAGTTAATGGTATAGTACAAAATACTGTTATGAATGCTATTAATATAGGATTGAAAAGAGCGTTTAGTAGGTTACCATCCTAACCATCCAATACAAAACCGATTTTGTTGGTTAAAAGATAAAAGATTACTATGGCTTTGAATATAACTCAATATCCAGCATCCGCATCTTTAGCACAATCGCCTATGGCATTTACTGTGTTTGAAGATTCAGGTGTTGTATTAAGTTCATCATTTCAGTATTATGCTGATTTATACTATTGGACTGGTTCAGCAAGTGGACAGCCTGCAGTAGCTGAATATACTCTAACAAAGTATCCAAATGAATCCCTACGTGGGATATTTGATGTAAGTAGAATAATGAATTCTACACTTACTGATTTAGCATTTGCTAATAGTTCAAATATTAAATACTATGCAGTAGATTTCTATTGGCAGTATTTAGATACAGGTGGATATGTTTCTGGTTCTCATGTACCAACTGGTTTATATAAAGCATTAGATGGATATGCTATATTCCAAGAACCTATTAATCAACAGCTATATTCTAAAACTCCATATTGGCCTATAATGACTGATGGGCCTGTTACTCAATCTTTCTTAGATGAGACTAACGGATGGATGACATGCTATACAGGTAATGTTGGTACAACACAACCTACAAAGATTGTTTACAATTCTGATTTAGGTTCTGCTGATTATGCATTAACTACAACAACTGCTACAAACGGACAGACGGATATATTCCCTATTGGACCTTTGTGTAGTGATTTCCCATTGAGTACATCAGTTAGTTGGTTTAGTGTACAGGCATATAATGGTTCAACTCCATTAGGTGCATCAATTCGTTTTGATGATGCTTGTATTCAAAAGTATCCTAATGTTAGAATCAAATGGAAAAATAGATACGGACAATTTGATTACTTTAACTTCTATTTGGTTAATAGACAATCATTCCAATCTACAAAGAGAACATACCAACCACAATTAGGAACATTCCAAGGTACATCATTATCTTACAACAGCTATGATAGCTCTAACTTAAATTATCTTTCAGATAGTAAGCAAACATTGAGCGTAAATTCTGATTACATAGATGATGATTACAACAACATATTAAAGCAATTGTTAGTTTCTGATGAGATATATTGGGTATATGAGCAAAACTCTACAACTGAAACTGTTAGACCAATTACAATTAGAACTGATAGTATAGTATTCAAAACAGGTGTAAATGATAAATTAGTTCAATACGCATTTGATTTTGATTGGGGACAATCTTATAAATTGATTATATAATGGGAATAGTTACAACGCAAGGTTTTGTATTCAAACTAGTAGCAAATGGTGAAATCTTAGACCTTTTTGCTGATGAGGAAATAAAGCTATCGGATAACGTTACAGGTCTTTTTGATTTGGGTGTTATTCCTGCTGATTTTACTCGTCAGATTAGTTTGCCTGGTACAAAAAAGAATAACGCATTCTTTGAGCATGTGTATGATATTAGTGTTTTTAACCCTGATACATTTGCTACAAATATTAAAGTACCATGTTATTTAGATTTTGATGGTATCTACATTTCGCAAGGATACCTACAATTAAATAAAGTAAATGTAATAGCTAATAAGTTTATTGATTCATACGAAGTAACTATATTTGGAGCAGTATCTTCTTTTGCTAAAACAATTACAAATACATTTCTAACTCAATTAACAACATTAAATCAATATAACCACACAGCTTCATTTAATAATATAAGTGCAAGTTGGGCTGGACAATTATATAATGGTGATATAGTGTATCCTTTAGCTGAGTATGGTGCTAAAATGAAATACACTTCAGGTGACCCGTTCTTTGGTATAGATGATAATGAAGGTGGATTAACAGTTCAGGATTTCAAACCAGCTATTCGTATGAAAGCAGTTTGGGATGCAATATTTGAATATGCTGGATACACTTATACAGGCTCATTCTTTAATGAACCATTTTTAGATGATGTTTATTTAGTGTGTAATAGAGCCCTAAGATACCCTGTTTTTGATAATGTTGATTTAGAAAATTATGGTGTTGTTACAATTGCACCATTGTCTGGAAGTGGACAAACTGATTTGAATATTCCACAAAATACAGCAACAAATTTACCTTGGTATAGTGTAACAAAAGACCCTAGCGGTGTAGTTGGACAAAACTCATCTTATACATTAGATGTTACTTCATCATTAAAAGGTATATTAACATTAGAAGTAAAATTATCAGGTTCATTAGGAGGACCAGCTGTTGAATTTATTGTTAGAGATACTGGTTCATTAACACAGCAATCACTAACTACATTAGTAAGCTTTAATTCATACTTTAGCGATAACACATACGCAATGTTTGCTGAAGGTGCTAATGGACAAAATAAAACATATTCAATTTCAACCGAATTTACAACTGCACTATTAGACCCTGGTACCTATTACTTTGGATTACAATGGTATGACCAATTTAGCGCACCATACAATAACTTTACATTTGTATTAGACCCTAATGGTAAACCAAAATCATCATTACAAATTACAAAGGTTCAACAGGCAGCTGATGAAAGAATTATGAACATTCCATTGAACATGCCGTTTGGTACTAATGGAATTAAGTTAATTGATTTTATTAAAGGAATACAAAAGAAATACAATTTAGTAATCTATCCATCTAAAACTAAAAGAAATGAATTCATAGTTGAAACATTTAACAATTGGTATCAGGCTGGAGAGATAAAAGATTTTAACAAATACATAAATTTAGATGAGAAAATAGAAGTAATTCCTGCTAACAATTTAGCAGTAAACGAATTAAACTTTGGTGATACGTTAGACCAAGACTATATCTCACAACAATTTAGTAAAGCAGCAAATAGAGAATACGGAAAACAATATTATACGGATACTGAAAATTTCTTTTCGCAAGGTAAGTTTGAAGTTAAAACAACATTAGCAAGTTCACCATTAATACAAATACAGGGTACTGGAATTTCAGGTTCAGTAGCTGGTGTTAATCCAGCACCAACTGCATACTATTGGAGTATTGGGCCTTCTGGATTTGGAAGTCATTATCAGGCATGTACTGATACATACTATTATCCTGGTGTTGTATATAGTGCTGAACAATCTCCGTTCACAGTTACTTATTTCTATTTAGACCAAGCATTAACATTGCCGTTTAATGGTGGTGATAACTTTTGGAAATTCTACAGACCATCAGATGGTTCATCTACATATACTGCACAAATAGGAAGTTTAGGATATAACTACAATACTCAATCTTGTTAAACTAAATTATATGTCACAAATTATACCAATATACATTCCAACTTACATTAGTTCAGTAGATTATCAACCGGCTAGAGTTTTACCACGTTTATTATTCTATAATGGACAAATAGATTGTGAAAGATTTTATGTAAAAGATGAGAATAATGCAGCAAATGAAGTTAAGCAATTCCCTTATTTTGATAACTATAATACAGTTGGGACTAATCAGTTTCCTACAACAGGTTCTAACTCATTATTATTTTATAATGAATCATCGGTTTATGGTGAAGTACCTTTTGAATCATTATATTCTGAATATTGGCAAACTTATGTAGAATTGTTATATAACCCACGCACTAGATTGTTGAACGCTTCAGCAATCATTCCATTAGCAGATTATTTTAAGATGGAATTAAATGATGTAGTACAATTTAGAGGTAACTACTATCATCTTCGTGCAATTAATGATTATAACTTAAAGAATGGAGAATGTCAAATACAATTGCTTGGACCGATATTACCTCAAGCTTTACCGTTTGACCAGCCTGTTGTCCCAACAACCACAACTACAACAACTACTTCTACAACTACAACAAGTACCACAACCAGTACTACTACAACTTCTACAACTACTACAACTACACCTCCGGGTACAGCAGAGTTAGATTGGAGTTTTACTGAATCAGGTGGTGCAAATGCAAATATGGACATTTATGTAAATGGTATGAGTGCTGAAAGTAGAAGTACAACTTCAAGTGGTACAATAACTGGATTGGAAGTAGGTGATGAAATATACTATGACTTAAATGTAACTGCATGTACAAGTCCTAGCGGCTTTGCTAACGCATATTCGTTTGGTATAATAAGTGATGCAAGTTGTGATGAAAGTGTAACCTTTATATCATCAGCAGTATATACAGTTCAACCTGGCGATATTGGTACTACACTTACTTTAGATTTATTTGGTTCTTGTGAAAGTGCATGTTTATAAAATAAAATAAAATGTTATGAATATTAGATTTGTATGTGCTCAACCGGCTAACGATTATTATAGATGGCAAGTTGAGGTATTAATTAATAACTTTACTAAGCATGGTGTTAATCCTAATCAGATTGATATTCTATGTGCGGTAAACAATGGACATATATCTGATGATTGGAAGAAACTTCAATCTCACTATAATACAGTCCGTTTCTTTTTCTATGAGGATACTAGAGAGAATCACTCTTATATCCCATCAATATATTTTAACCTAATGAAACAACATCTTCAGGCATATCCTGCTTTGAAAGATGAGTGGTTATTTTTGCATGATTGTGATATTGTGTTTACTCGTCCGCCTGAATTAAATTGGGCTAGAAATGGAAACACTTGGTATATGAGTGATACAAATTCATACATCAACTACGATTACATACAGCAAAAAGGAAACCACATATATGAGGATATGTGTGAGATAATTGGGTTAGATAAACAAATACCTAAGTTGATGAATAATCACTCGGGAGGCGCTCAGTATTTGGTAAGAGGAGAGGGCTTTGAGTTTTGGGATAAAGTAGAAAAAGATGCAATCAAATTGTATTCTTATTTTTGTTCAGTAGAACATCTGCATGTTATGAAAGCTGATTGGGATTATCCAATACAAAAGTGGACAGCAGGTATGTGGTCTTTACTATGGAACGCATGGTTATTTGGACATCCTACTGAAGTAACTGATAAGATGGCATTTGGATGGAGTACTGATAATGTAAATTCAGTTGAGAAGTATTGGATATTACATAATGCAGGCGTAGTAGATGCTAATAGTGGTATGTTTCATAAAGCATCTTACATTAATAGATTACCTTATGGTGATGAGTTAGTATTAGATGAAGGTAGAGCAAGTACATACTATTGGGAACAAGTAAAAGAAACAGCTAAAAAAACAATTCTATGAATTTAGTAGAAACATTTACAGAGATTTTTGATAAGAATCTATGGGCATCAGCTGAAAGTGTAAGCGGAGGCGGTTCTGAAATGCAGAATACAAAAGTGATTCGTAGAGAATTGCCGGTATTAATACAAAAGTTTGGTATCCAATCTATTTTAGATATTCCATGCGGAGACTGGAATTGGATGAGAGATGTGGATTTATGTGGAGCATCTTACATAGGTGCAGATATTGTAGAACCATTAATTCAAAAGAATAAATGGCAGTATAGAGATGTGGACTTTAGAGTGTTGGATATTACTAAAGATACCCTACCAAAAGTAGACCTAATATTCACCAGAGATTGCTTAGGACACCTAAGTAATGATAATGTGTTAAGAGCATTGAGAAACTGTCAGGAAAGCGGCTCAAAATACCTCCTGGCTACATCCTTTACTAAGTGGAGTAGTAACCCTGATATATTAGATGGTGGATGGAAGTGTATAAACCTAATGATAGAACCATTTCAACTAAATCCAATTTATCTAATAAACGAAGATTGTCAGGAAGGATACCCTCATTATAACGATAAGTGTATGATTTTGTTTCAATTAAACCCTTAATCACAAAACCAAACAAAAGTGTTAAATGGATATGATAAAGACTGTAATTGATTTATTGAACTTAGGAGAATTTTATGGAGAGAATGATGATATTGATATTGCCAAAGGTAAATACAAATATCCTCAATCCATAAGTGAAGCAAAATTGTTACTAAAAAGAATCTGGAAAAGTAAAAAATAATGGCTGATAATACAACCACATACACCGCAATAATTGATACCCAAGTAAAGGGTGCGGAAGAAGTAGGAGACTTGGGCGATAAGGCCGAAGAAACCGCCGGGTCCTTTGTCAAACTACAATTACAAATTCGTAAAACTCAAAAGGATTTGCAGGAAGCTGCAGCCGCTGGAGATAAAGTAAAGTTCAATAAGTTAAGAGCTCAGTTGGATGATTTGGAAGAAGGATTAGAAAAGGTTCAATTCCAAGCTAAACAATTTGATGACCAATTAGCATCTTTACCTGGACCTGCTGGTGCAGCTGGTAATGCTATGAAAGCATTAGATGGAGCATTCAAAGTTCTTATAGCAAATCCAATCATTGCAATTATTGCTGGAGTAGCTGGAGCATTGATGTTAATGAAAAAAGCATTAGGTTCTACTGCTGAAGGACAACAAACTCTTAATCGTTTATCACAGGCATTCTCATCTATATTAGGTCCTATTTTAGCAGTAGTTGAAAAGGTAGCAGTTCCAATATTTAATGGATTTGCATTTATATTAGAAAAAGTAGGTAAAGCATTTGGGTATGTAGCTGAAAAGATGGGTATATCTTCTGCTAAAATTAAAGAAGCTACCCTATCAGTAGATGAGGTTCAACAAAAAACAAACGAAGCTGAGAAGAAAAGACAAGAAGAACTAACTAAGAAGCAAGAAGAACAGGCAAAGAAAAGAGAGGAGAACGCTAAAAAAGCAGCTGAAGCTCGTAAGAAAAGAGAAGAAGAAGCAGCTAAGAACTTAGAAGCAGCAAACAAAGTACAAACTGAAGCATACATTGCTACACTATCAGCTAGAGACCAAGAGATATACAAAGCTGGACAAGCTCAAAATGAAAGATTAGCTGCATTACAAAAAGCTGGTATTAAAGATACATCTGCAGTATTAGAGCAAGGTAGAATAGAACAGGCAGCAATCAATAAGAAGTACGATGATGAGGAAGCTAAGAAGTTAGAGGAGAAGAAGAAAGAGCAGGATGAGAAAGATAAGAAAGCAGCTGAAGAAGCTAAAGAGAAAGTAAATAAGAAAAGAGAGGATGATTTATTAGGTGTTGATGCTCAATTAGAGTTTGATGCAATGACCTATGACCAAAGAAAAGCTCTTATAGATGAGAAAGAAAGAATCCTTTTATCTGATAAAGATTTAACTGAGAATCAAAGAACAGCAATTGCTAAAGCAGCAGCTGACCAAAGGAAAGCTATTGATATGGCTGAGTTGGATGCTAAAGCTGAATTACAAAATGCTCAATTGGATTTGGTTGGACAGTTCGGTTCATTCTTACAACAAATAGCTGGAAAGAATAAGAAGTTAGCAATCGCTGGTATCGTAGTAGAACAGGCGGCAGCAATTGGAAAGATTGTAGCAAATACTGCAGTAGCTAACGCTAAATCAGTTGCGGCATTCCCATTAACGGCAGGACAACCTTGGGTTACCATTAATACAATATCTGCAGCATTGGGTATAGCATCTACAATAGCAGGAGCAGCAAAATCAATATCACAAATCAATAGTAGTGATAACGCAACATCAGCAAGTAGCGGAGGAGCATCATTACCATCTGCAGCAAGTGCCGGTCCAACTGCACCATCGGTAGCAGGAATGGCAGCACCACAAATAGGTGGAACACAAGCGGCTTCACCTGGTTCACAAATAGCAGGTACATTGGCGGCAGTGACTGGAAAACCTATGAAAGCTTATGTAGTAGCTGGAGATGTATCATCACAACAAGCGCTTGATAGACGTACTTCAAACGCAGCAACATTCGGTGGATACTAATATATAAATATATATGAATAAAAACTGACACTTAATTGTTAAAAGATTATGATAAAAGAAGATTTAGTTTACGAACTTATAATTGAAGGAGATGAAGATGAGGTTTATGCAATCTCGATGGTTTCTGAGCCGGCTATTGAAGCAGGTTGGGTAGCATTTGATAAAGAGCAAATTCAATTTCAAGCAGTAGATAACGATAAAAGGTTGGTCTTAGGACCTATATTGGTGCCGGATAAAAGAATACTTCGCATAGATGGTGAAGGTAAACCATATCACGTATTCTTATCTGCACCTACTATTAAGAAATTAAGTGAAAAATACTTACAAAACAAATATACCGATAAGGTAACTGTTGAGCATGAGAAAGCAATTTCAGATGTGTCTTTAGTTGAAAGCTGGATAGTTGAAAGCAGAACAAAAGATAAATCAGCAGTGTACGGATTATCATTAGCGCCAGGCACATGGGCTGGAACTATGAAAGTAAACAACGAAAAGTTGTGGCAAGATTTTGTTAAGACTGGTAAGTTGACTGGATTCAGTATAGAAGGTTTATTCTCACATCAGTTAGTAGAAGCTTCTAAACAAAACTTTTTACTAAAAGATATAGAAGATTTAACGGAAGATGAAGCAAAGAAGGTAGTAAAAACTATTAAAGCTTTATTAAAAAAAAAAGTTGAATTAGAAACTTACGCTGATTATGGTAATGGTATAAAGAACAATGCCAAAAGAGGTATAGAGTTAAACGAAAAGAATAACAATAAATGTGCTACTCAAACAGGTAAAGTTCGTGCACAACAATTGGCAAACGGAGAAGCAATTTCAGTAGATACAATCAAAAGAATGTATTCCTATTTGAGTAGAGCAGAAGCTTACTATGATGAAACTGATATGAATGCTTGTGGTACTATCTCTTATTTACTATGGGGTGGTAAAGCTGCATTAGGTTGGAGTAAGAATAAGTTAAGAGAATTGGGTTTGTTAGAAGAAAATGAACAACCTTCAGTTAGTTCAACATACGCAGGAGAACCTGCTAACGATAAAAAGAAAGTAAAAGGTGGTGATGTTCCTCCGATATTGCAAGACTTTGAGGGATGTCCTCCAGCAACGCAAGATATAAAACTAAACATAGAGAATAGACAAAAGTGTATAGATGAAGCAAACTACGGACCTCTTAACCCAAACGAATCAAACGAAGAATATTGGAAAGCAAAAGCAGACCAATTCAAAGGAAGTGTTGAAGAAGCAAAAAAAGCACTTTGCGGTAACTGTGCATTCTTTTATAGAACTCCAGAAATACTTAAATGTATCGCAGAAGGATTAGGAGTAGAAGTGGATGCATGGGATGCAATTGATGCTGGTGAGTTAGGATATTGTGAGGCGTATGATTTCAAATGTGCAGCAAGTAGAACTTGTGATGCATGGGTTGTAGGTGGACCAATAACTGAATAAAAATGATAGAGAATAACGTACATAACAAAATATTACAATTCGCTGTACCTGAAATTACATTCACACAGTTTTATGATTTCCTTATGGATAGTAATGCTGGTAAACCTATTTGGGTTAAGTGGAATAAAGTTGATGGAGCAAGTACTTCTCGTTCAGTATATTGGGGACCATTCTTAAATGGTATCGCTAGAGGTGCTATCTATGATTATGAGGCTTATGATTATATGGTTGTACAATCAGTAGATAACAACGATGAGTGGAGAACAATCAACTTAGGATTTGTTACTGAATGCCGTTGGGAAGGTAAGAGATATAGAGTTAGATAGAAGCTAAACCAGCTGAATGCAATTCTTTTCTTACTACATATTCTTCTACATTAAATCTTTTAGATAATCCAACTATACTATTACCACCTTTGTTTGGTAAATAGTTTTCAATACAATATTTTATTTCTTCAGGACTTAATTTATCTTTATCCCAAAAAGGTATTGCTTTACCAGTACGTTTCCATTCCCTACTGAATACTCCATAGTGTAATTCTAATCGGTTGAATACTTTGGTAATATAATGTCTATCTACTTTATAGCCATTGATTTCAGTTAAATCATTCATTATATTTCTACGATTGAAATCTTCAATTGAATCTACATCACGTAAAAAATCAATAACTGCCTGTACTACTACATTACCCTTTTTAGTATGTACAAACTTTTCTTTGTGCTCATCCATATAATCTACAAATGCGGAAAGTAATTTAGCAGAGTCATCCATCTCCTCTATTCGTTTAGAACTATCATCAGCTACATCCCAATTATCATTTAGTACATCTAATTTAAGAGTTCTTTGTACTTCTTTATATCCTTTGGTATTCCAAAATATATAATAGTTTTTAGCACATATTGTAAAGTAACTAAATGCTTTTCCTTTACCTTCTTTAATTCTGAATAATCTTTCAGTTAAATAAGAAATACAATCCATTTGAATCTCCAACGGGTCACCTTCCATATAGATAGGTTTAATCTTATTGTAATAAACTTCCGAAATCTTTGCTAGAGCAGGATATATTATGGAGAATAGCCTATTACGCTCTAGCTCAGATTCAGATTTATTATATAGTTGGATTGCTTCCTCCACACCTTCGTGGAAATAATTGTTAGCAGGATTCTTTTTACGTGGCATTATAACTTTATTTACTATTATAACAATTTCATTTTTGTTTGTTATAAGACAAAGGTACGAAAAAAAACCGATAAAAACAAATTATTATGCCAATAGACAAACCAAAAGCAGGAGAAACGCAAGAAGAATACTTAGCATATTGCATACCAGCAGAAATTGAAGCTGGATATGAGCAAGAACAAGCAGCAGCTATATGTTATGAAACTTATCGTAAAGAAACTGGGATGAGTGGAGTAAGTTTAATAGCATCTAAACTAAGAGAGATTCAATACAAAGGAATCAAACTTGCTGAAGGTGATGGATTAGAAGATAGCTGTTGGGATGGATACGAAGCAATTGGAACTAAAATATTAGATGGTAGAACTGTACCCAATTGTGTTCCTATAAAAGAATAAAAAATTATATTCCCTATATATATTATTGGTGGGCACCCTATATCTAAATTGCCATTTATATATTTCCTATTATTTTAAGTTAATAGCCCACCTTATAGAGCCTGTTTTCATTTAGCAGGCTCTTTTTTTGCGCATAAGAAAGGGGAGACTATGAAGAACTCCCCTACTTAATTACAGGAATAAAAAGTGGCGCTTAAAGACCTGTAAATTTCTTTTTATATTGAGATAGTTTAGTAACCACATCAGTACTATCAAAACACTTAGTGTACTCTATACCATTCTCACCTTTGAAAACATACACTAACCAACCTGTTGATGATACTCCAGAATACAATGTTTCGGTATATCCTTTGTCAGTGTTCGCTTGAGTTTCTATATGGTTAATATGTACTACTTCTCTCTTGCCATCCGTTCTATGAAGGATTATATCCCTATAATCAGAATCAGCTGATAACCCCTCATACAATAGAATATCAATTGTAGGTTTTGGTGATAACAGGTGACTAATACTTTCACCTCTTTTAGTTGCTGTTTTTTGTTGAATTTCTTTTAACATATTTTTATTTATTTACATAATCATTAATATCAAACTTCTTTACATCTTTGTTTGATTCTATTACAATCTCTAAATCTTTAATCCAATAAGGTAATTCCTTTTGTAATTCTTTTAGCTTCTCTACTAACTCTGGTACAATCTCTATTGTATCTTTGATGATAAGTTTTTTAATATCATCTAACATCACTGCTTCTCTTAATAAGTTTTTGTTTACTAACATACTTTTTTGTTTATAATTTTATAAAATCTAATCTTACCTTCACTTTGTAATCTATCCATCTCTGGCTTTACATACACCACACTACCAACATACATAGCATCTGCATCTGACCATGCCCATATATCATCAATGGTAATTGGTTTAGTACCTTTATCAGTTTCAATAAGGAACTGCACTTTGTACTTTGTACCAGTTTCTTTCCTCATTATAAACTTTTCTTCTTCTACTCTATCCTGCATTTCTTTAGGTAGAGAATTGAGAAGCGCCATTAAGCGCCTCTCAACTGATAACAATCTTTCTTCCATAACTTATTTGTTTGAAAATTGTTCATTGAACTTTTTGTTGTTCTCATCCATCTGAGCGAATGTAGTAACCTGTAAGGATGTAGTTTCAATTGCTCGTTTAATATCCTCAATATCCGATAGATACTCATCGTAACTATCGTAAGTGCCTACACCTTTACCATAGTTTCTACGGAGTGTATTCCAACTGCTGGTTTCCATTGTTCTAAGTGTTGATTGAAGTTCTCCTAAATAAACTTCAGTTGAGTAATAAGGTCTTTGATTGTTCATAACTTTAATTTTTATTTGTTTTTCCATTTTAATTGTGATAAAATATCTTTTAAGGTATTGATGTTATCTTCTACACTATCCGTTAATTCTTCTAGTGTGGATGCATCTATATCCTCAAAATCATTAATACTTTCATTGTAAAGTGCTGATACTGCTAAATCCAAATCATTCATTAGAGTTTGGAATTGGTCTTCGTTGTAACTTGATAAATTTGCCATTGTTTTATTTATTTTATGTTTTTTAATATTGATTCTGAATAAGATTCGTATCTAAAATCTATTAACTCATCCGTACCTTCAGCTAACCAAAACATATCAGTACCTTTATCGTAATGAAAGTTAGCCATACTAACCATAGGTGCGTTTACATTCTCATTAACCATGTGTAATATGGTTTCGTATGCATGCAACTTACCTCTATAATAAGAAAGGTTTTCTTGTAGGGAAGCTTTTGTAGTTTTGTTTCTACCGCCATATCTTCTATTGTTTAATCGTAGATAGGTTGAGTTGAAAGCTTTTAATTCTCCAACAGCTAATCTATACACTTCTAAGTGTTGAGTAGCTTGTTCCTTAGTTAAGGAAGGAACTGTGTTTGTGATTGTTCTAACTGCCATTTTTTATTTGTTTGGTTGACCCATACACCATAAGGTTTTAGTTAAAATTGTTATTTGATAATCTTATAAGACAAAGGTACGAAGAATATTCCACATTTCCAAATATTTTTTGATATATTTATAACTAATTATGTAACTAATTGATTTCCAATGAGTTATGCTTAACCCGTTGATTATCAATGAATTATGTGAAAATACCCTATTTTTTACCATTTTTATCATTACAGGGACAAAATTACGAAAATTCTGTTACAATTCCTAATGCTTTTGAAGGAATTATCCACAAGTTATCCACATTTTAGCTAACGTGTTGATTATCAATAACTTACAGTTTAGCAAAAAATATCATATTTGCACTTACCGCTCATCAAGTTATATTACCGCTCATCACATAACGTGATAAACTTTAATATTTTTTTATCGTTTCCTAAAAAGTTCTATACTTATATATACAACAACTTAAAATAGTGATTATGGCAAAACAAAAGAAAATCTTTCGTAGTAAGATACAAAAGAACTTTGTAAGAATCCAAAACGAAATACTGATGAATGATAAACTAAGCTGGAAGGCTAAGGGTTTATTATGCTTTATGTTATCTCGTAAAGATGATTGGGAATTTCATAAGATACAAGTTCAAAAGTATTCTACTGATGGAAGGGATGGGACTATATCAGCATTTAACGAATTGATTAAAGCTGGTTATGTTAAACAAAAGAAAATCAGAGATGATAAAGGTAAGTTTTTTAAGACAGATTATTTAGTGTATGATACTCCAATAACGGAAAATCCGTTTACGGATAATCCGTTTACGGAAAAACCGAATACGGATAACCCGTCACTAGTAACTACCCAGGGAATTACTACGGAGTTTAGTAAGACTGATTTTAAGAAAGACTTTAACAGTATACCAGGAAACAGTGTCCCTGGGAATGCTGACAATCTTAATAACAAATCTTTTCAGGAATTATGGGATATGGGAATTGAAATAGATGCAAATGAATATCTTAAATTAAAATAAAAAGTTATGTACAAAGTAAATTACACTCAGGAGAGTTTTGAAGAAGTCCTACAACAGGCATACGATGAATTAGAACCTGAAGATATTAAATCTTTATTATTAGAAGCTAAAAACTATTATACTAAATTAGATACAGGTAATCAATTCATAGCTGGTATTTGTAATAATGTTGTAAAACAAAGAAGTATTTCATTTAAGCAATGGAAAGCAATATCAGCGTATGTAAACACAATCAAAAAGAAAGAAAGAAATAAAAACAATAAAACATTCTAAAATGAAAACACAAGCAGATTTAGCAAATGAAATCCAAAAGGATATGGAAGAAATGGGATACCTTGCAATCCCAGACTTTAGTAAGGTTGGTGACCTTATTGATACAACGGAATATGATTTAGAAAAGAAGAAAGCATATTACCAAAACCTCAGCAAGTTAGCACTATCACAAGCATTTGATGAGATGATGGACGAGTTTACAAAAAATAAAATTAAATAACAATGGCAATTAAAAAGATAGAGGGATTCAATGATTACTTCATTTCAGATAGTGGAGTAGTATATTCAAACAAATTAAGTAACAAAGCATTTATGGCAGGTGGTATGTATCCAATAGCACCAAAGGAACACAATAGAGGATATTGGGAAGTGGGCTTGTTTGCTCCACCAAATGCTAAAGGTGATAGAATCCGTAAATGGTTCAGAGTACATCAGTTAGTAGCTAATGCTTTCATTAAGAAACCTAAACCAACTTATGATGTTTATGGTAATCTAATTGAATTAGTACCTAACCATATCAATGGGGACAAAAAAGATAATAGAGTAGATAACTTAGAATGGTTGACACGTTCAGCAAATGCAACACATGCGTATGTAGTGTTAGGAAGGGAAAACGTTACACGCCCTATTTATTATGACGGTGTACTATATAAATCAATCAAAGAATGTGCTATGGTAAATGGTTTTAAGCACAACTCATTATGTTCTACACTATCACATCGTAAGCCGTTATACAAAAAGAAACCAATAAGTTACGCTACGGATGCGTTAGTAAACAATAACATAAAATCGTAACTATGAAATGGATTAAATTAGGAACTTGGTTAGAATTTCTAATAGATTTTTTAACAATGGGACAAGGAGAAAGAATTGCAATATGGATTGCAAGAAAGGTATTCGGACGCAATGAATGTGGATGTTGCCAAAGAAAAGAATGGTTAAATAGATTAACCAACCCAGAATACGATGGGGAATGTAACGGAATAAACTTATACTAATATGGAAAACAAATACGCACCCTTTGATGAGGGAGAGTTTAATTTAATGAGAGAAGAACTATCACAAATCAGAATGCATTTACCTGAGCATCTAATGAGTAAGATGTGGAGTAGATGTACACAAATCAGAGGAAACAAAGAACCACAACCATGCAGTTGTAAATCATCAGGTGGCCTATGGGCTAGATGTATTGATGAGTTGAGAAAATTTGTAAGTGATAGAATCTAATGAGTATAGAAGAAATACAAAAAGAAAACAATAGAAGACTGGACATCCTTTATAGAATGAAGAATGATTGGTTGATGTCAGCAGCATACAATATTACAAAGAGTAGAGAGATGGCTAAGGAATTAGTTGCAGAACTCTACTCCTATATTGCGGAAAGAGGTAATCCAAATATATGGTATGGTGTAGATGATTTCAATATGATGTATCTACACAGCTTCCTTCGCACAAGACACATCAATATGGTAAAGAGTAATGGTAAGATACAATCACTGCCGGACTATTACGATGAAGTTGAGGAAAGCTATGATGAGGAACTGGATAGAAAGGTACAACAATGCTACGATGAT